TAAAATTACTAGTAAGTTTCATACATATGATATTGTAAAATTTTCTAAGGGAGACATATTTAAAATAATTTGGGATACTTATGATTTAGTTACTAATTCAATTTTAAATTCTAAAGTTGTAGAAATAAATGATGATTATATAAATAATCAAATAGATAAAAATGGTTTATTTGAATGGTTTGGTGATCAAACTGAATTTATATCTAACCCTAAAATTAAATTAATGCATTTGGTTACTGAACCAGATGTAAATGAAAAAGAAATTCGATCAGTAGAAAATATTAAAGAATTTTGCCAATTAACAGGTATTAAATATGAACAACGTATTAATAAAATTTGGACTGAACTTCCACCAAAAGGTACTTGTAATAGACCTAATGATATTCAAGATGAACCAGGACATTATAAATTAGCCCCAGGACATTATGGGTGTTATAAAGCACATACAGATGCTATTTTAGCTGAAGATAATAAAGATTATGATTATGTTTTAATTTTTGAAGGTGATGTAATTGTAGATTCTCCTTTTAGTAAATTAAGACAAGCATTAGATCGTTTTAGTAGATTATCAAATGAAAACAATCAGGATATAATTGGATTTGGTAACCCGTTTAATAATCGTAATTTAAATGGACCTAAAATTGAAGATATTTATACGGATGTAACACCATTTATTCCAGCCCAATCATATTTAATTAATAATAATAAATTAGATTATATTCAAGATAAAATTAAAAATACTAAATGGGATGCTTTTGATATGTGGGTATGTAATGTAGCTAACCTAAAAGTAGGTACAGCTGATAAAATTTATACTAAACACCTTCCAGGTTTTAGTATTATTGAACAAGAATTTAAAGGAATGGACGAAAATAGCCCCGAAATTTACGCAACACTATGAAAATATGCCATGTAGACCCAGCTTGTGGATTAGCTATACCTCCAAAAAATTGGGGAGCCATTGAAAAAATTATATGGGAGTTTGAAAAAAACCAAATAAAATTAGGTCATAAATCAACCCATAAACTACAAAACTTTATTAATCCTGGAGAATATGATATAGTCCATTGTCACGTAGCTAATTTAGCAATTGGACTAAAAAATAGAGGAATTCCTTACATTTACCAATTACATGATCACCATGTAAAATATTATGGTAAAGAATCTGCTACTTTTAAAGAAAACTTAGAAGCAATTGAAGGTTCATTAATTTCACTAATGCCAGCTAAATGGTTAGTTGAGTATTTTAATCATCCTAAATGTATATATTTTCCTCATGGTGTAAATACTGATGAATTTTTTCCACCCCCATTTAATAAACCAAACCCAGATGAACCTAAATTATTAATGTTAGCTAATAATGGTATGGGTGGTAAAAATGGACATGACAGGAAAGGATTTTCCTATGGAGTTGGTTTAGCTATATTAAATAACTTACCACTTACTATTGTAGGTCCTAAAAACAATCAAAATTGGATAAATGAAAATTTATGGGTTTTAAATTATCCTAAACTAAACTTTATTTGGGAGCCTGATAATAAAGATTTAAGAAAAATTTACTGGGGTCATGATATTTTCCTCCACCCATCAGAATTAGAAGCAGGACATCCTAATCTTACATTATTAGAAGCTGCAGCTTGTGGATTACCTATTATAGGGTGGATAGAAATGGAAACAGATTTTCATGGTTTATGGAGATCCCCCCGTAATATATTCAGCATGAATGAAGGATTAGATGATATTTTAAGTAATTGGAATAAATATGTAGCTAATTCTATTCAAACCGGAAAAGATTTTAGTTGGGAAAATAGAACAAAAGATTTATTTAAAATATATAATAAAGTGTTATGAAACAAGAATTAATAAATACCTATAACTCTATAAAAAATTTAAATTTACCTATTAAAGTTCCCTCTAATACTTTTAATGTTAATTTTATTGAAGGAGCATTTATTGAAATTTTAGGTAAACAAGATAAAAAATATAAGGTTATAATAAAAAATCTAGATACTAATAAGATAGTTCATGATACAATTATTAATAATAATATGTGGACTAGAACTAATATAAAATATTTTGTTCGTTGGGAAATTAAAGTTTATGACTTATCTATTAATGAATTAGTATTTGAACATCAATATAACCCTGAAGGTAAACGTGTTTATATCCATTTAGATTCAGATGCTATTGGTGATACATTAGCATGGTTTCCATATGTTTTTGAATTTAAAAAACAACATAAATGTGATGTAATTGTTTCTACATTTAAAAATGAATGGTTTAAAGATTTATATCCTGAATTAGAATTTGTAAACCCAGGAGATTCAGTTCCTAATTTATATGCTATGTATGGTATTGGATGGTTTTATAATGGTGAAGATGATAATAAGACATTTGACTCTCAAAGAATACCTTGTGATTTTAAACCTTTATCATTGCAAAAAACAGCAACTAAAATTCTAAATCTAAATCATAAAGAAATAAAACCTTTAATAAATTTTTTAGATACTGGTCGTCCTATAAAAGAAAAATACGTTGTAATAGCTCCCCATGCTTCGGCACATGCAAAATATTGGAATTATCCTGGGGGGTGGCAAAAAATAATTGATATCCTAAATGAAAAAGGATATAAAGTAATGATGATTACACATGAACCTTTAAATGATAAATGGCATGATTCAAAACTAGGAGGAACTTTACTAAATGTAATTGATGAAACTGGTAATTTTTCAATTGAAAAACGAATGAACCAAATAAAACATGCTGAAGCTTTTATTGGAGTTGGTAGTGGATTATCCTGGTTAGCTTGGGCTATTAACACCCCAGTAGTAATGATTTCAGGATTTAGTGAATCTTATACTGAATTTGAAGACTGTGAAAGAGTCTCAACCCCTGAAGGCAATTGTACAGGATGTTTTAATAGAGAATGGTTAAATCCTGGAGATTGGGAATGGTGTCCTGATCATAAAGATACGCCAAGACAGTTTGAGTGTACTAAATCGATTAAACCTAGTCAAGTTTTAACTTCTATCCAAAATATATTACATTTTTAATAGATTATACCATATGTATTGTAGAACAAAATAAAATAAAAGAATATTATATTTATTTAACTTTTGACAAAAAATATAATATTTATAACAAAACATATTTTTAATATACAACAAAATGGCAGAAACATTATTATCACCAGGTGTATTAGCTAGAGAAAACGATCTTTCAGCAATAACAGCACAACCAATTCAAGCCGGTGCGGCTATTATAGGCCCTACAGTTAAAGGTCCTGTTGGAATTCCAACTTTAGTAACTTCATATAGTGAATATACTGCAGCATTTGGAACAACTTTTACAAGCGCAAGTTTACAACAAGAGTTTTTAACTTCAAATTCAGCTTATAACTACTTTAATAATGGTGGAACTACACTGTTAGTAACTAGAGTTGTATCTGGATCATTTACGCGTGCAACATCAACAAATATTTCAGGTAGTGGGGTAGCAGTAGCAACTTCATTTACATTAAAAACATTTGGTGAAGGTGCTATTATGAATAGTTCAGGTTCAGAAGTAAATGGTGCTTTAGTTTCAGGATCATCTGATAATTTAAGATGGGAAGTAGCAGGATTTAGTACTTCTTCAGGTACTTTCTCATTATTAATTAGAAGAGGTGATGATAACACTTCAGAAAAAACAGTATTAGAATCTTATGCTAATTTATCATTAGACCCAACAGCACCAAATTATATTTCAAAAGTAATAGGTGATAGTTACAAAACAGTTAATACTAGTGATACAACTCCATATGTTCAAGATAATGGTACTTATCCTAACAGATCAAGATATATATATGTTTCAGCAGTAAATTCTAAAACTTCTCAATATTTTGATAATAATGGAGATTTTAAATCTGAATATACATCATCACTCCCAGCAATAGCTAGTGGTTCATTTGAAAACGCAACAGGTCAGGTGTATTTTAATACTGCAGGAGCTGCATTTAATGAAAGTATTACTACAGCTGGAAATATTCAAGGTTTAAATAATACTAATTATACAACATCAATTGATTTATTATCAAACCAAGATGAATATATATTTAATTCAATCACAGTACCTGGTATTATGATTGAAACTGCTCCTTCTACAACTACCAAATTAATTAATATGGTACAAGAAAGAGGAGATGCATTAGCAATTGTAGATGCTTCAGTATATGGATCAACATTATTAGCAATGACAGCAGAAGCTTCATCTTATAATTCAAGTTATGCAGCAGTTTATGCTCCATGGTTACAAACAACAAGCCCAGAAACAGGAGAATTAGTATGGGTTCCAGCTTCAACAATGATCCCAGGAGTTTATGCTTATAATGATAGAGTAGGAGAAGCATGGTTTGCACCTGCAGGTTTAAATAGAGGTGGATTAGCTACAGTAGTACGTCCTGAAAGAAAATTCTCACAATCAAATAGAGATACACTATATCAAGGTAAAGTAAATCCAATTGCTTCATTCCCTGGATCAGGTGTAGTAGTGTTTGGTCAGAAAACATTACAAACTAAAGCAAGTGCTTTAGATAGAGTAAATGTTAGAAGATTATTAATTCAACTTAAATCTTTCATTTCACAAATTGCAGATAATTTAGTGTTTGAACAAAATACTATTGCTACAAGAAATGCATTCTTAAGTCAAGTAAATCCATATTTAGAATCAGTTCAACAAAGACAAGGTTTATATGCGTTTAAAGTAATTATGGATGATAGTAATAATACAGCGGATGTAATTGATAGAAATGAGCTAATTGGTCAAATTTATCTACAACCAACTAAAACAGCTGAATTCATTTACTTAGATTTCAATGTTCTACCAACTGGAGCAACTTTCCCATCATAAAGAAAGAAAAATTTAATATTTATAACAAAATAACAATATAATATAAAGCAAAATGGCAGTAATAGATCCAAACGAAATATTTTTCACAGCGTTCGAACCTAAGGTACAAAACCGATTTATCATGTATGTTGATGGTGTTCCATCGTATACAATTAAAGGTATTTCATCAGTCGGATTCTCGCAGGAAGAAATAATCCTTAATCATATTAACACGTACAGAAAAATTAAGGGTAAATTAAAATGGAATGATTTGACAATGACTATGTTTGATCCAATCACTCCCTCAGGAGCACAAGCCGTAATGGAGTGGGTTCGTCTACATCATGAATCTGTAACAGGTAGAAATGGTTATTCTGATTTTTATAAAAAAGATTTAACTATTGATATTTTAGGTCCTGTAGGTGATATCGTTTCAGAATGGATTATTAAAGGTGCTTTTGTTAAAGCAGCAGAATTCGGAGAATATAACTGGGATAATGAAGCAGCAGCTCAAAACTTAACAGTTACTATCGGAATGGATTACTGTGTATTGAATTACTAATACAATTTTGCAATTATTTTTAAAGGGAGCTTGGCTATGTCAAACTCCCTTTTTATATTCATATTTATACATGAACAATTAAGTTATAATAAATAAAAATTTATGGAAAACAAGACACCCGAAGTTCCCCCAATACAAGGAACTCCACCTCCTCAAGAACCTGTTAAATACAAGTTCCCAACAGAAACTATTGAATTACCTTCTAAAGGTTTACTTTATCCTGAAGATCATGCTTTATCTAGTGGTAAAATTGAGATGAAATACATGACAGCCAAAGAAGAAGATATTTTAACTAATCAAAACTTTATCAATAATGGTACAGTATTAGATAAATTACTTCAATCTCTGATTATTACTAAAGTAAATTACAATGACCTTTTAATAGGTGATAAAAATGCAATAATGATTGCTTCACGTATTCTAGGATATGGTAAAGATTATGAATTTGAATATGAGGGTGAAGAGCATGTAGTTGATTTATCTGAACTAGAAAATAAAGAAATTGATGAAAATCTATTTGTTAGAGGTCAAAATAATTTTGAATATACTTTACCCCATACAGGAACTAATATTACTTTTAGATTAATGGATGGTCATTTAGAGAAAAAAATTGAAAATGAACTTAAAGGACTTAAAAAAGTAAACAAATTAAGTTCAGCAGATTTATCTACTAGAATGAAACATTTAATTACATCGGTTGAAGGTGATGAAACCCCTAAAACTATTCGAGACTTTGTAGATAATTATCTTCTAGCCCGAGATTCTCGGGCACTTAGGGAACATATTAAAAATATACAACCCGATATTAGTTTAAAATCAACATTAATTATTAAAGGTGAAGAAGAGGAAGTGGAGGTACCTATCGGTATTAACTTTTTTTTCCCTGACGCCTAATCAAGCCGTAGCATATAGAAATAATTTATTTACAACTCTCCATGATATAGTATTTCATGGTAAAGGGGGATACGATTTCCATACTGTGTATAATATGCCAATATGGCTTAGGAAATTTACATATAGTTCAATAAGTAAATTCTATAAAGAACAAAATGAAGATAAGAACAAATCATCAGTAGAAGAATCTATAGCAAATATGAAAAAAGCAGGGGCAGTAGCACCTAAAAAAGAAACTACTACTCCTAATTATGTGACAAAGGCATCAAAAAAATGATGCCTTTTCATATTTATGATATATAATATAATATTACATGGCTGATAAAACTGAGGATATAAAAAAGCAAGCTCAAGAGAGTGCAGTAGTAATTGAAGATGCTTTAAGATCTATATCTTCTCAAATTGGAGATATTTTTAAACAAGCATTGGATGAAGGTGCTGATGTTTCTAAAACCATGGCCAAGGATGTTCAATCCTCTTTAAACTCCTTATCAAAAGTTTCTAAAGGTTTAGCTACTAGTTTTGAAAAAGCTAGCCAAGGAGCTTTTAATATTAAAGATCTTACTAAAGAAATTCAAGATCGAAATATTAAAATTAGTGCTATTAAATCCCAAATTGAAATAGCAGATAGAACAGGAGTAAAAAATGCAGAACAATTAAAAAAAGAATTAAAAGCAGTTGAAATAGCCAATGCCGAATATGTTAAAGAACTTAACATTGCTAAGGATTTATCCGCAAACATTAAAAAAAGTGTAGGATTAACAGGTGCAGCTTTAAAAGGTGTAGGTGCCGCAGCTAAAAAAATAGGTTTTAGTGGGATAGCAGATGTTATGGAGGAAGCTAACCAAGCTGCCATAGAAAAAGCAAAAGCTTTAGGAGTTTCTGAAACAAAAAGTCTAGGACTTATAGGTAAAATTAAAACTATGGGCGCTGGTTTTAAAGTAGTAGGTAAAGCAATACTTAAAAATCTTACAGATCCTTTAGCTTTAGCAGGTCTATTAATGAAAGGGCTAAAAATGGCTGTAGGTTTTGTTGTAGATGCCTATAAAAAAGGTGAAGAAGCCTTTATGAGGATTAGTGATGAAAATGTAGGAATAGCTAGATCCCTAGGCATGTCCCAAAAAGCAGCTAATAGTTTAGCAGGTTCAGTTGCTGGTATGGGTCCTACAACGGCAGCATCAAAAGCATCCATTGAGGGAATTTATAAAGCAATGGGTTCAACTGAAAAACTTAGTGCTAATACGTTAAAGGTATTCGTTAAGTTAAACACATTTGCAGGAATGTCAGCTGATTCTTTAGCAAAGTTTCAAAAATTCGCTAAAAAAAGTGGAGAAGATGCAGGTACTTTAGTTTCAGCAATGGCTAAAACAGCAGGTTCAGCTATTAAAAATAATAAACTTGCAATGACCCAAAGAGATTTGCTAGAAGAATCTGCAGATCAATCAGCATATGTTAAATTGCAATTTGCAGGTCAAGGACCAGCATTAGTAAATGCTGTAGCACAGTCTAAAGCATTAGGTTTAAACATGAAATCAGCTAGAGATATGGCTTCATCTCTCCTGAATTTTGAAGACTCTATTGCTGCTGAAATGGAAGCTGAATTATTAACTGGTAAGCAGTTAAACTTAGAAGAAGCTAGAGCTTTAGCTTTAAAAGGTGATAATGTTGGTGCTGCTAAATTAATAGCAGAACAGGTAGGAGGCGCCGCTGAGTTCATGTCTATGAACGTTATACAGCAAGAAGCATTGGCCAAAGCAGCAGGTATGGGTGTTGATGAAATGTCCAATATGTTAAGCGGTCAACAAGACATGAAGGCTGAAGGTGATGATTTAGTTAAAAACCAAGAAGACGGTATTAAAGCTATGACTTCACAAGTATCA